AGTAATGCCAGCATCGTAATTGGCAGTGTAGAGATCCAGAGTAACCGCATCGCAGCGGATTGAAGTTTCTTGCCTTGAGGCGACGAAGGCTTGAGCATTGTTTAGGGCTTCCGCATCTGTTTCCATAAGCAAGTTCTGCTCTTGATAAGAATGAAGGAAATACTTATCTATCGAAGCTTGATTGCTGGCCACCTGTGCAGTGCCACCTGTACGGGTAATGCTTGCCTTGTTAAACACTAAAGTATCGTCCAGTTTCCACACAGCATTGTTATACGAGATGCCAGTCCCATTGTCATTGAACTCAACTGGAGTGCCAGCCACGCTCGATGAAGTAAGTTGGCGGTCTTGAAACACTAAATTTCCAAATCCGTCCATATACAAAGAACCATATTCGGTACTTGTGACTATCTGCATCGCGCCAAGGGAAGTTCTTAAAGTTCCGGGGTCTGCTTGAACTGTGGTTTGACCAGCATCAATATCTCTCATGCCAACTGGCCAGCCAACTGCATCAAGTATCTTTCCAATTCTTGTGCCACTTGTTTGACCAGCTGTAGCAGAAGCGACAGTAGTGATCTGGGCGTTTTGAAAAAGTCTAAATCCGTCCACTGCTTGAATTGTGGTGTACACGATTTCACCCACATCTTTAGGGGTAGTCGTATCGTATGAAGTTATGTAACCAGCAAAGATTGGGTAAGTAGTTCCGTTATAACTAGCAGTAATGGTTACTTTACGCATCGGAGTTAACAAGTTGTAATAAGGACTTGACGGGTTCATTGGGTTGAACGCGCCTGTCTGGTCAATTATGCGAAGGCTCATTGTGCCAGTCTGGAATATATCTGAAAGAGCTGTACGACCGCGTGTGGTTTTAATTGAATCAACTAGGCTAGACACATCGACTGATACTGAAGTTGTATCGGCTAAAGCATTAACTCCCAAAACGCCAGAATCAAGAATCATAGGCGAGGCAAAACCAGCACCTGTTGAAAAGTTGATGATTGCGTTAATTACTGGAAGTGTCATTATTACTCAGTGACTGTTACTGCGCCTGGACGATAGGTATTGTTTCCGTTTGTATTAGCAATCACTAATGCATCAGCAACAACTTTGACCATACTATCTTGTGTTAGTAAAGATCCTTCAACATTGACATTGACTGTAACTGGTGATTGTGGAATTGTATTCTGTAAGAAGGTTGGAAGTGAGAAACCAAAGCCACCAGTCGAGCCGCCTAAACCTGCAAAAGGATTTTGATTATTGGTTGGTGGCAGATCTTTTGGTAATTCTTCAATTATTACTGGTACTTCTTCTTTAATGCTTGGTAGCAATTTCTTTTTGTCAGCATCTTCTGGAACTAAAATAACAACATCTGATGGCTCTTTAGGCACATTCTTTAAGCCGCCCAAGCTACTACCTAAAGACATTCCACCGATCTTTGTCAGAAGGCCAGCAATACCTTCAAGGCTAGATAGTGCCGCAGCGAATGGATCTATTGCTGGTTTGATACCAACAATTTGAGCATTCAATTTAGCAGTTGCTATCTGTGAGGCTTCTAGCTTCTTTTGTAGCTTGTCAGCAAGATCAGCATCTTCATTAAGAATTGCTTGCTGTAGTTGCAAGCGTAGTTTTTCATCTTCTGAAATCTTGCCTTTAAGGGCTGCAACTATTTGAATCTTTTCCATATCAAACATAGCAGATGCTTTGGTAAGTTTTGCTGCTGAAGCAGCGGCTAATTTATCTGCTTTAATCTTTGATGCTGCGCTTGCTTTATCTGCTTTCAATCGTCGAGCTAATGCATCTTTTTCAGCTTTAATAATTGCATCTTGTTGTTTTTTTAATTCGTCTAATGATCCTGGAAAAAATAGAGGCCCGGCATTTTCTTGCGCACCTAGTTTTCCAAAATAAGTTAAGAGATCAATAATTGGTTTTAATAAAGGATTTAGTAACTTAAAAATGTCTGCTAAATGACCAAAGAATAATTCAAGACCTTTTCCTGCTACAGGTATATCTTTCAATTTTTGAATAAACAACGCCATGCCTACTGTTATATCTGCAACATTTTGTGCAAGTTCAGTAAGTTTATCGGTTACGCTAACCATGCCACCGCTATCACCAGAAAGAATATTAAAGGCATCAACAAGACCCTTGCCTATTGTTTCCTGAGCTTCACCTGCTGCCGTTGTAAGAATTTTTAACTGACCAGAAAATGTTTCAGCATTAGTAGCTGCAGATCCTTTGAAAGTGCTTGCAAGTTTAGCGGTCAAACTTTCTAAACTCATTGTTTTTAATTCAGCTGCAGTTAAACCTAATGAATACTTTTTCAAGCCTTCAGTATTACCAGCCTGAGCAGCCGCTAAATCGGTTATAACTGTATCTAAACTTTGACCTGACCCAGCAGCTACATCCAACGCAAGGGTTAATAATTCTTGTGACTTAGAAACTGAGCCAGTTACCTGCAAAAGTTTCTGCATGGCTGGCCTTAAATTGTCATCCACCTCACCTGTAGCTGCAGATAGTTTTGCAATAAATGATTCGACTGCTGGATTCTGAAATTCTAATCCTAGGTTTTTCATTGTGTTGGCTAATATTGCGGCAGACTTTTCATCTTCTGCAAACGCTTTAACAGCAGCTTTGCCAAAATTTATAATTGCTGTAGCTGAAAACGCTACGGCTAGTTTCTTGCCTAGAGAACCAACAGCACTTTCTAAACCGCTGGTACTTTTGCCAGCTTTATCAAAGGCTTTTTTGCCCGTAAATTCGGACGCAATGTCAATTACTATATTAGGCATCAGTTATGCACCGTGGCTCTCGCGTTAAGTAGTTGCTTGGCCTTTTCAATGGCTTTAAGAACTCCATCTTGAGCTTTGCCACTATCTTCATCAAAGGCACGATATAAAGCGCGGCCTTGCATTTTATCTTGGCCTTTCATAACAGATCCATATTTTGAGTTTAGATTCTGTACAAATTTAGAACTTGGAGTTTTACGGCCAGCAGTTTCATAAATTGCACCAGCAGCAGTTTTGTTTATTAAACGAGCTAAAGATCTAAAACCTTTGCGATTAGGTTTTGACGGTGTTGTTTTGAAACCAATACCAGCCTTGGCCATCTTTGCAGTGTAAACAGGAAAAGTGCCTTGACTATTTTCCCTTGGTTGCCAGTTGCTTAGCACTTGACTATCAGAAGGCATATAGCCCCGAGCCGTCTTCACAACGGGCTTCAGGGCTATTGCCATGTCTTTAGGTAATTGCTTAGCTAAATCAGGTGTGAAATCTTTCAAGGCTTTACGAAGTGCGACTGCGCCCTTTACTGCGACTGGCATCTTTCATCTCCTTGTTTCGGTCTTTCATAGCCTGTAATAAAGCCTTGAACATTCTCGAATCAAGTTCGAGTAAGTCGTTAGGCGCGATCCGAGTCTCTAAACTCAATCTTGCGACCAAGTAAGTGAATGAATCCCGCCCTATAATTCCGGGTCATCATCTAGAACTTCCACTTTTGAAAGTGTGTCTAGAAAACCTGACCCGAAAGGCTTGACAGTTTCGCTAGTACCTTCACAGGCACGACGAAGACATTCCCAAGCCAGCCAATACACATCGCTCTGTTTTTCATCGTCACGAAAGGCTTTATGAAAACCTTTTTTGGCGTATGACTCGAATGCGAACTCGATCGATGGAGTTATCTGATGATCAGATACAGAGCCATCTGCCCTTGTGATCTTTAGCTTTGCCATTTTTTTAGCCCTTTTCTTTAGTAGTTAGATTATGACCAAGTACCAGTTGATGCAGTTGCTGTCTTGCTGTTAGCAGTGAAGGTAATATCGATCATGCCTTCATCGCCAACTGCGCCGTTGATGTCTGTTAGGTTATCAACCAAGATTGTGCCTGAGTAAAGCAAGTTAGTTGCTGATACAGCAGCTGATGAATCTTGAATTGCTGCCCATGCAACAGTTGTGCCATAAGCAGCCTGAAGTGTTGCTAGAACATTTGCTGCGGCTGTGTCGTTTAAGAATGACACTGTAAGTGTATCTGCTGAAAGTCCGGTAACGAACTTGTGAGC